AAAATCCAAAACAATTCCACATAAAAAGAATTATGTATTATCCAAAGAGACTTCCAAATTCTCAATTAGTCACTCTGACATCATAATAAATATCACAGGAGATATATAACAAATGCCTAATTTAGTCGGAATCGGAAATAGTCAAGTCCCCACCAATGCAATGTTGGGTGGATTGGCCTACCAAGATTCTGTTGGTGAAATTGATATTGAAAAAATAAAAGCAAAAACATCTGATACTGCTACAAGTATATTTGTATATGATACCACTAAGGATTCTGATGGTGGTGCATGGAGACATCGTACACAAGATAGATCTTGGTATAATGAACCTGTAAGTGCAACAAGAGGTGCCCGAAGAGAATTTCCTGTAGTTGCTGTAATTGTTACTACACAGAAAAAAGTCACCATTTACGATGGAGATGATCCAAATCTCTCGATGTGGATGCACTTTGAATTTAATTCATATCCAAACATGGCTAATTTAGGGTACACACCAGTTGGTCTTGGTCACTGTTCATCACCTCCCTTTAGGACACATCATATTAGTTCTGTCCATGCGTTAAATGGATATATGTTTATTGGTGGAAACAGAGTATTAGAATCTAATAGTAGTCATACTGGTTGGGATCTTAATTTTATTAGTGAAGTGATGCATGAATATCTGCAATTTCCAGTTGCTGCTCCCAGAACATCTAAATGGAAACTAGATGGTAATATTGCACAAAGAAATAGTAAATTATCTACCCCTAAACCTACTGGTAGATATGTTACTAATGGTCAGTCACTAGGAATTTTAGGTGCGGTGAATGATGTAGCCATGACAGTGGAACCAAACGCACTAGTTGACCCTTACACAAAACTTCCTGTACCTACAACTGCTGTTGCGACTAATCAAGGAACTTCTATTATAAGAGGAAATGGAATTTTTGAGGGAGAAACTGTTGTTGATGTTGTATACACGGGTAATCCAGATACACAATACGTTAATTTTAGAGAGTCAGATAATGCATTAGTCATGAGCATGAAGAATAATTCAATTTATGTTCATGTAATTTATGAAATTCCAACATCAAATAAAACTGGATCACAACCATACCAAAAAGAAGGTATTGATGATGAATTTTATAGAACAGCAAGTTCCTCAAATTGGAATCAATCACTTTGGGTTCAAGGTAATGGTGCGACGGGAACTGAGTGTAGAATTGCAGGTAACGTGATTGCTGGTAAAGGTGG